ATGCAATAGGGGGTGTTGTTTTTTGGACCCCCTCCCCCCTATTTGAGTTCCGAACTCCCATGCCAAAATATGACATTTGAACTTGCGCCATCGTCAAACGTTCACAAATATAGCATGAGAGCCCGAAACTCGTTATGGAGGATACTACATGAAAATATAGCAATCAAAGACTGCCACTTTTCCAGGATAGTTGGGATGAATTAGCTACAAAAATATAGCTAAACAGCAACACTTTCCTTGTATACTTGGTTGTATATGGGAATCAGTGTGTCTGCATCATGAGAATATAGCTTAACATGCAGACCATAAGGATCGACTTCCAGTAATCGTTGACAACCAAAGTCAACTAGTTCTTCTTGCTCTTCATCAGGCAAGTCACTAGATGACTTAGACAATATAGCAATCCATTGGTCTGTGTGATAGCAATGCTCTGAGTCGTAATCAAGCCACTTATGGTAGTTCGTAAAGGGGTTCCATGGGTTATCTATTGTAGTAATCATATAATCAGCCATAGATATACTCCTTTCTTACTTACCATTAACAATATTGTATACACTGCTTGTAGATATGCCTAATCTATCGGCAATTTCCTTACCACTATAGCCTTGTGCCTTCATAGCCTTAGCTAAAGACTCTTTTGCAGAAGATATAGCAGCATTATGCTTAGGCATAGCACGCTGTTTAAGGGCATCCATGTCACAGTGAGCGATTATATTCTCCAATCTGTTTGGAGATATGGCTCTATGCTGTATGGCTTCCCATTCTGCATCAGAAATAACGATCCTGTCTTTGCCATTAGGATTATATTTTTTCCTAGAAGCAGTTATAGCCTGTCCACTAAATTTGCGTTCTTCCTCATATGACATTTCAGGATTATCGCGCTTTTGGTAAAATAACTTTCTATTAGCGTCAAGCTGAGCCTGTCTTTCTCGAGGGGCATTCTCAAGGGCCTTCTTATATTTATCGCCAAGAGATTTAACTTCAGCAGCATATTTTTTCTCGGCAGCGGGGTCTTTTTTATATGTGTCAGTATTTAACCACTCCTTACGAGCGGCATTACCCAAAGCCTTCATCTGGTTAGCATATTCTGCGTAGTACTTCTCTTTTAAATAACCGGGGTTCTCTCTGCTTCCACCAGACGTAAGAGAATATGCATCGGAGTAGTAATCCATCTTCTTTATTTCAGTGGATTTACCAGTAGTCTTAAGTTCACCCTTAAAATCGCTTTCCTCTGCATAGCGACGCATCTTCTTACCAGGATTAGAAGGATCTGACACTAAATAATATAGTCTGTCACTCTTCTTATCTCTGTTAACAATAACGTTGCCGCCCTTTTCATACTCGTCCTCGGAAATATACTTACGTACCTTCTTACCAGTCTTGGCATCCACATCATCATAATATGAAAGACCTGACTTTCTTTCCTTCTTGACAGTTACATATTCGCCAGTGGAAATAAGCAGATCCTTAATATTACCCTTTGTAGTTGTCTTACCAGTAAGTTTGTATATTTTCTCGCCGGTTTCAGGATCAATAGATCTTTTTATTTCTCCTGTATTTTTATCTATGGTCTCTTTTGTAGCAAACCAGTCTTTTCTCTGGTCCACATGGATAGGACTCTTAGCGCGAGAAATAATCGTAGAAGCTCCGCCAGTCTGGTATATTTGTTTAAGCTCCTTAATACCATTTTCTTTCTCGGATCTCTTCCAATCAAGCTCATGCTTTTCGGCATCAATAACAACCATCGAATGCTTAACCGCTCTGGCGATCTCATCATCAGGAGCGCCCTTAAGAGTCATGTCCGTAATAAGATTAGAGACCTTGCCCATTTCCTGCTGCTTAACCTTATTGGTTATTACCTGCATTCCCTCATATTTAGGATATGCTTCCTGAGGATCAAAATCTTTGAGTTCTTTCAAAGAATCTTTAGATTTAACCCTTACTTTAGTGCTAAGAGGAATAACGACAACTGTGTCGCCATCAAAATCAGCACCGGATAATTTAGCAGCAACCTTAGAATTTATACCAACAGCATCTGGCACATCGCCAAGGATTTTCTGAGCAACAGAGCCTTTATTTCTTACAGTCAATTCTGCAATCTCAAAAGGACCCGCATGAGGATATCGAACACACGCAACCCTTGTACCATCTTTGTAATTTGGTGCGTATATTTCATTATCCTTCAACTCAGGAAATGGTAAAATAACATGAGTCTGCTGTCCAGGAAATGGAGCAGCTTTAAGCTCAGCAGCAGCTGAATCACATTTATCGCCGTACTGAATAAGAAGATTTTTCTTAATAACGGGATTTTCAAGACCCTTTATTTCTTCAAATTCAAGCTTTTTATCTTTTACAGCAAGACTAAGCTGACGCTCAATAAGTTCCTTTGGCTGCTTAGATAAAAACTGAGAAGCAAGATTTTTATCCCACTTCATCCATGTTCCTTCAGCATTAACTACATTTGCCGCTGAAATATGCTGCGTTCCATCTTTAGCAGTATATTTAAGCTGTGCAGATATCTTGTCATCAATGCTTGCTCCAAATGGATTATCCCAATTGATCTCTTTGGTGCCGTCTGCATTCTTCTTGGTCTTCATCTGTTTAAGTACGGTAAAATCACCTTCACCAAGCATTGGAGTACCAACATGCTTATTTGTGTTGAAGACAACGTCGTACCCTTCCGGAATATCGTCAGAATATCGGCACATTCCTTTAAGATAATGTGTATTGTCTACACCCATTCGAATCTGGGCATACCGAGAAGCTCCAATTGAAATATCATCCATACCGGGACGAATCTCAATAAGACCGTCTCTTTCTTTTCCGCCTTCCTCAGCATAACGAATAAGCACTCTATCTGAAGATATACATTCTACCTTGTTAAGACCAAGCTCAGTTAAATTACCATTGGCATCAAATACCTTTGGTTCATCTTTAACTCTGGAAATATCAAACTTATGCTCAAGCAGATCAGAATATGTCACATCAGGAGCAGTGAGCGTCTTTATGGTAATCATGTTACCTGGTGAGCCCATGTTACGAATATAAACAAGTTCCTGATGATAGCCCTTGTCAGTAAGAAGAGCTATGGCATTAGACAGATTACTGGAATTTGTTCCAAGGTCAAGCTCAGTGCCAGGACCAACGTCAACATATTTCTTCTTGTCAACAAGATCCTTTAATATCATAGCTGTCTGCTGGGCAGTGTCCATCTTTCCAGTTTTGTAGGCAGTGATCCATCCTCTGACAGTTGACTCATTTACAGGCTTTCCAGTATCTGTAAACTGAGCCATTTCTTCGCCAATCTTACGTCTGCTCCAATCGGGATGATCTTCTTCCAATTTGGCAGCCATCCGATATAACTCGGCAGTACGATTCTTAGTGGCAACAGCATAATCTTTAGCCAGCTTGTCAGTTGAAGGTTCACCATTCTTATTTACGCATCCAAGACGTTCGGCAATATCTCTCTCACTCAGTCCTTCACGCCTAAGTTTACGGACTTTGTTATAAAAATCGAAATATCGCTGATAGCCATCTTCGCCAGAACCCCAAGGATACCGACCGGAATGTCCACCATTTAAATGACCGACGCCGTAATGAGATAAATATTCGCCTTCATCAATTAAGTACATTACCTTCACCCCTTCTAAACTTTTCTACAACCTCGTCTAAGTGCAAACTAATATTGAGTGCATTAGAAATAACATCTCCAGAAGGATGCTCAATATATACTTCCCCATTCTGGTAAATTCGAGTTTCAAAATTAGTCTTGAGAGGGTCCAGTCTGTTCTCATAGCAGTACAGAGCAGCATAAACAAAGACCTGCTCAATCTTGGCAGGCCTCGAACCGGTTTTTAAATCCGATACTCTTAACAGGTTTTCTTTTGGATAATATCTCACAGCATCAGCTGTTCCCTCGATTATCTTCGACACCGACAGTTTCTGTTCGGACTCCATCCTGAATCCTATAGAATCGCATATGAATAACTTTGCAGAAAGAAATGCGTCTCCTGGAAGATATCTCAAATGATCAAGAAATGTAGAACCAACTTCCGGATCATAACACTTAGATGTCTCTACCATATACTTCTCATAAATATGAGTCTTAACGCCTCTTTCAACTTCACGAATTCCTGACGGCTTAGACGATAATATAATCTGGTGAGATGCCCACTCGTGTATCTCCGTTCCTATGTCCGACCGATATTTATTCTTAAAAGCTTCAATAATCTGTGCATCGGTATATCGAAGCCATGCCGGTTGGCTAGGAGGGAACGGAGCGTGTGAAATGCTCATCGAGCTCATGAAGTATTACCTCCTTGTTTTCAGGAAAAATATAAGCGGCAAACGACATCTCGTTTAACCGCTTTACATATCTTGGCTGATTAGCCCTTGTTCCTGTTTGTTTTTTCAATGCTTCTTTTTCGCTCGCCTTCACCTCAAGTGCCGCCCAAAAATCTTTGTATAATATCGTCAGATCCGGGATACCACTTTTGTAATTAGCATCGTTCTTAAGTACAATGCAGCCTGGGTAGCGATCTTTAAGCTCTTTGATAAGTCCTCGTTGAAAGTCTCTCTCGAGCATCCAATCACCGCCTTTCAAAGAAAAATGAGAACAAAATTGCTTGTTCTCTTCCCTATTCTATTATAGGCGAAAAAATGCGCGCGAAAATGTTACAAAAATATTAACAAGTATGATCCATAAAATGTCCTACATTACACCATCCGCACATGTCGTCGTCGAAATATTCATCAAACACTTTTTCGACCGCAGTTGTGCTATACCCATGATCAATTAGATAATCCTTAAAGATATACTCAGCATCGATAACGTCAAACTCCTCATCACACATATCACACTTCTTCATAAACAACCTCCTTAGCCTATACAAATATAAACTAAGGAGATTGTACGTCACCTCTGTCTGACTTTCAAGTAGGTGTTCTCGTTGAAGGATCTCTTCTGTTTCAGTGCTCTTGCTATCGCCAGATCAATTGGGGCAGTGCTTAAAAGATGATAGTAATATAACTCATCATACGGAGTATTCATCCTATCAATCCTTCCTTCTGCCTGTTTGGTCATGCGATAGCTGTAGGACTGTGAGTAAAATATCATACAATTAGTGGTTATACAGTTCCATCCTTCGCAGCCGGCAGAATATTGAACCAAGTAAAACCATCTTTCAGAGGATGGTACCTCAGAATGTACTTCCCCGTTCCATTCTCCATAATCAACACCAAGTTCTTCAACGATTTCTCTGAGCCGGTGGAGCTCATAGGAGAAGTTATAAAAGATGATGATTCTTTTATGGTTTTCAGCAACTCGTCGAACAAAGTCGTATCTACTATCATCGTCGTTCGCTACCTTTCTTAGTAAATAAAACAGTTTGCCGGTTTCTTCGATTGGCTCATCATCATATGGGTCCCATCTGTCTTTCCAGATTGTCTTATATAGCACCTTGTCATACTTGAACCTTAAATATAAGTGCTCGGGATGTGTGTGCCTGTCGACAGGAAGAGGAATAGATATGTCAATCTTGTGCTTCATCAGAACAGGTTCATCAATATACTTCTCAATCTTCGGGTATTTGGTAAATCTCGAAAATACACAATGCTTCCTGTTAAACTCTGTCTTATTTCTATAAAATCCGTTAGCCACAAAGACAGGAATATAGTCGGCCCACTTGTCACCAGGTGTTGCGGAGAGAAGTATCCACCTATTCTTTCTTGTGATGTTCAGGAACGCCTTTACCCAAGCACCGGAGCCTACGACTCTCTGCTCGTCAAATATAAAGAACGCTCCATAGACATCTCTGTACTTCTTGATGTTGTTCCAGGAATCGACGACGACCTTGTGTTTAAATTCAAACGGTACAGCTTCGTCAAGCCACTCTTTAGAGTCTCTCTTCTTTGCCGTAGTAATAATATAAAGGTCACGATCAGGAGTATTCTTCATGTAATAAGCAAGGGCAGTCCTGCTCTTCCCTGACCCAACGTCGCCAACAAGGATACAGCCATTTTTCATCTTCTTTACCGCATCTACCTGATGCTGATTAAGTTTAATAGTCGTCATAGCCATACCTCTCTCTGTCACGTTCCTTCTCAAGCATCTCTTCAATGCAAGTACGGACAAAATCGCTGATTGTTATTCCACGTTTAGTTGTAAACTGAACCAACTCGTCATATGTTTCGTCCGTAAGTCTAGCAAACACTTTGTTTTCTTTTCGTTCGCTCTCCTTCTTTTTAGGGCGACCTCTTTGATGTGAAATTACATATTTCATCTTTCCTCCACAAATGTCAAAATCGTGAATTTTGAGCAG